TACAGGAACTAACGCAAGTTTGTATAACGAGACTTATACTAAAGTAGTTGATGACAGATCAAGTGTTAATACTGATCCTATAAGAAACAAAATTGAAACAAGACACGTTACCGGTACAAATTATACAGATGTTTTTGTAACATGTCTATTAGATTACGGTGAGCCTAGTACACAAGATGCATTTGACAATGCCAACAATGCTGATAGTACTTTTATCTTTGATGAACTTGGTCTTAAATCGTATAGCACTTCTGGGACTAGTCGGTTGTTAACTCATGTAATTTTTCATCCAGTACAAAAAAGTTTAAATCGTTTGATTCAAATTGATTATACTGTACGAATTCAAAGTTTAACTGGTTTAAGTGAGGTTCAATAATGTCATATGAAATCGACCGCACTGATAAAATTAATTACGGAAGTATTGTAGTTGCTGACCAGTCAGTTAATCAAGAAACAAGTTTAGATTTTGTTGGAAAAAATTATACAGGTTATGCCAAAAGTATTGCAGAAAACTTTTTACATTTATTAGAAAATTTTGCTGCGGCATCTGCACCATCAAATCCTATTATAGGACAGTTATGGTACGACACAAATATAACAAATAATCCTGCACAGCCTCAATTAAAAGTATGGGATGGTACTAAGTGGGTAGCTGCTGGTAATATTACAAAGAAAACTGTTCAACCTACAACTGGAGTGATCGGTGATTTATGGGTCGACACAGCTAACCAGCAATTATACCTATGGTCTGGATCAAGCTGGATTTTAGTCGGTCCGCAGTTTAGTGAAGGCGCCCAAGCAGGTCCTATAGTTGAAGCTATCTTTGATACACTAAACATTAGCCATACAGTTATTAAATTTATTGTTAGTGGCGAAGTTGTTGCTATTTTTAGTAAAGACACATTTATACCTAAAGTTGTTATTGAAGGGTTTAGTTCAATTAACCAGGGTTTAAATATATCAACAAAAGATTTTGACGGCGACGGCGTTGTTAATAATAAATTTTGGGGTACAGCAGACCGAGCTAATAAATTAGTAGTTTCTGGATACCCTGAAGGTTTAGATGCAAACAATTTTTTAAGAGGCGATGTAGCTAGTTTAACAAATTTTGGTTTAAGTGTTAGGAACAATGCTGGATTAACGTTTGGTTCAGACCTTAACGGTGTTTTGTCAACTGCAAGCGGTGCAGTAGTACTAGCTAACAAAACTGACGGATCTAGTATTTTTATTAAATCAAGTACTGGCGGATCATTAGTTGATGCCTTTACTATTACTGGATCCTTTGTTGGAATTAATAATATAAATCCTGTTCAAGCACTAGATGTAACAGGAAAAATAAAAGTTAGTAACGGTATAATAGTTACAGATACTACTGAGTCAACAAACTTAACAAACGGTAGTATTGTTACTTCAGGTGGCGCCGCTATTACTAAAAATTTAAGAGTAGGCGGCAATCTTTTTATAGCTGGTGATACATCAACTACTAACATTACACCTGTAGCAAATAATGCTTCCGATATTGGTACAAATAGTTTAAGATATAAAAGAATTTATGCTAACACAGTTGGAAATCCAGATTTAACTACACAATTTATCGGTGAATTTAGTGGAGCTTTTAATGGTTCTGTAACAGGCACAGCAGTTAAGTTATCTAGTGCAACAAATTTCAGTTTAACAGGAGATGTTTCCAGTAACACAATTGCATTTGATGGAGATAACGGCGGCGTTGCTACATTTACAACAACTTTAGCATCTAACGTTATTACAAATAAAACAGAAGTTTTTGATAGCTTGACAACAGATGAATTAATTGTACATAGAATTGGATTAGGTTTACGTAAATTATCAAAGACAACTTTCTTATCAAACGTAGCAACAGTACCTATTGCGTCAATTATAAGCTTTGCAGGCCTTACTCCGCCACAGGGATATCTGTTTTGCGATGGTGCCGAAGTTCAAATTTCTTTGTACCCTGAACTGTATGCAGTTATAGGAAATACATATAAAGGTCCAGATCCATACGTCGGACTTGCTACTTTTAGATTACCTGATTTAAGAGGTAGATTTGCTCTAGGAGCAGATAACATGAATAACGGAATTCAAGTTCCGTTGGCACCCACTGGTGTGTCTTTTGGAACAACTACTACAGATAAGGACGGTAATCCTAGTTTAACAGCTAATCGTGTAACATCAATTACTGCCGATGAAATAGGTTTAGGAAATGGTTCACAAGAAAAAGAAATATTAGTAGCTAACCTTCCAGAACATACACACGATTTAACTGGAGAAAATGGAACTCAGTTCTATGCGGTTACAGATGATGTTACGGGATCAACAGGTATTTCAGACGTAGACGCAGTAGGAAGATCTGTACAAATGGCTAATGGATTTTCTAGAATGTTAGTAAATGCTGGACAAGTAGAAGCTCCTACTGTAGATGTTCCTTTAGACGTTATGAATCCATACATAACAATAAACTACATAATTTATACTGGTAGGATTATATAATGGCATATAAAATTAACAAAACAGACGGTTCTTTATTAGCTGAAGTTGTTGATAGTACTGTTGATCAAGTAGCTTGTGACTTAACTCTAGTTGGAAAAAATGTAGCAGGTTACGGTGAATTTCTAAATGAAAATTTTGTTAAGCTTTTAGAAAATTTTGCTAGTACATCAGAACCTAATAATCCTATAATGGGTCAAATTTGGTTTGATAGTGCTCAAAATAGATTAAAAGTTTATGACGGTAATGGATTTAGAATAGGTAGTGGTCCTATAGTATCAGGAACACAACCATCGAACATTGTTCAAGGTGATTTATGGATCGACAGTGCTGAGAATCAGTTGTTTTTTTACGACGGAACAGATCTTCAGTTAGCAGGTCCTATATATAAAGACAGTCAAGGATTGTCTGGATTTACTGTAGAATCAATATATGATTCTGCTGGCTCTCTTCGAACAGTAGTTTACTTATGGGTAGCTCAAACATTACTGGGTATTTTTAGCAAATATACATTTGACTTTCAACCAAAGGTAGCTATTCCAGGATTTACTGGGGTAATTAAACCAGGGTTTAATGCTGGTAACTTAGCAGGAATGAAATTTCATGTGCGAGCCACATCGTCTGATGCGTTAGTTAACACATTAGGACAAATAAAAACAGCAGAAGATTTTATGACTACTTCTGGGAACACAAATACCAGCGGTACTATAACAATTTCAAACCCGTTACCACTAAGATTAGGTCCCAGTCAGAATTACGAAATCACTGCTGATGTATCATCTTTTAGAGTGACTAGTAATAATACAGGTCAAGATTATGCTATAAGAATTAAAAATAGTGGCGGTATAACTAAAGATGCTATAACAATTAAATCTTTAACAGAAAGAGTTGGTATTTTTCAACCTAATCCGCAATATACACTAGATATTGCTGGTAGTTTACGAGCATCATCTGCATTTAAGTTGCCTACTTATACAACAGGTGACAGAGATGCTAAAACATCAGAAAACGGAGAATTAATTTATAATTCTACTGTGAATAAAGTACAAGCCTACGCAAATAATGTGTGGGTAGATTTACACTAAGATTGAGCTAAATATGATAGTTAAGGGGTATATGTAATGCCATACAGTATTGATAGATGGAACGGTACAACACTTACTGTAGTTGAGGACGGAACGCTTGATGCATCTTTAGATCTCAAGTTAATCGGAAAAAACTACGCTGGGTACGGTGAAGTACAAAACGAGAATTTTGTGCATTTGCTAGAAAATTTTTCTGGCACAAGTGCGCCACCCCGCCCTATTAGCGGACAGATTTGGTTTGATGCAGCTACAAATAAATTAAAATTTTATGATGGTACAAAATGGCGTACTAGTGGTGGCGCTGAGATTAGTGCTACTGCACCTACCGGATTAAGTGTTGGAGATTTTTGGTTTGACACTGTTAATGATCAGCTATATGCATGGAACGGTTTACAGTTTGTTTTAATTGGTCCAGAAACAGCATCAGGTCTTGGCATTACCCAAATGAAGTCTCGTTCTGTAAGAGACACCGGTGGTATCTTACATGCTATCATTGAAGCAATCATTGATAACGAAACAGTTTTTATTATTAGTGCAGATGAGTTTACACTTGACTCTGGATTAAATCCTATTGTTGGTTTTAGTGTTATTAAGAGAGGCACTACATTTATTAACACAGGTAATGACGGAGTAACTAGTTCTACACATAGAATTTGGGGTACTGCTAGTAATGCATTGAAGACAGATCAACTTAAAGTTGATGGATCTTATCGAAGTGCGGCTACTACAGCAACAGGAAATACCGTTGCTGCTAGAGACGGTGCTGGCGACTTGTTTGCAAATGTATTTCAAGGTGTAGCGTCAAGTGCAAAGTATGCTGACTTAGCAGAAAATTATTTGCCAGATGCTGAATATGCAGTTGGTACTGTAATGATAGTAGGCGGCGAAAAAGAAATTACTTTAAGTGCTTGGGGCAAAAGAGCAATTGGCGTTATTTCTGAAAAACCTGCATATCTAATGAATAAAGATTTAGAAGGCGGAGTAGCAGTTGCTCTTAAAGGGCGTGTTCCTGTCAAGGTAGTTGGAGCAGTACGCAAAGGCGACAATTTGATAGCTGCTAATGATGGATGCGCTGTTGTAGGAGTTCATCATTCTAGTGATGTATTTGCTATTGCATTAGAAAGTTCTAGTGACACAAGCGTTAAACTAGTAGAAGCAATTATATTATAAGGATAAGTCATGGCAGCTGGTGTAGGTCAATTAATTCAAAATACTGACTTTAATTCAATTAGGGCTACAGTAAGCTCAGTTATGGGTCAGAATACAAACGGATACGGTCAAGCATTAAGTTCGTCAGATGTGTCTGTGGGTAATACTATTACTGCTGCTCAGTGGTTAAATCTTAGAACTGATATGGTTAAAGCTAGGCAACACCAAATTGGTAGTGCTGTTGGTACAAGTACAGCAACTGACGGTCGAAATTTAGTCCTGCCAGCTAGTGGATCACAAATTACTGAAGCATTGCGGTCACAATTTGCTAATATGGCTTCTACAATACAAAGTAATAGATACAGTGTAGACACAGATAATGTAGGCGGCCAGCTTTCTTTAGAAACGTTAATTACCGGTACAAGAGGGTCTGCATGGAACGGCACATTAACTCATACAGTAACTATTACTGGAGCAACTTCAGGCGACGGATCTGCTTCTAATTTACGTTATTTCTTTAATGCCGGCGGAACACTCAGAATCTCAGCAAGTATTACAACCGGCACAGCAAAAAATAATGCATGGAATACTATGTTTACACAAATGGGAACATTTGTTATGAACTATACTTCTACTACATACACTGGATCAAGTGCAACAGGTTCTGCGATCGGTTTTGAAGATCTAACAACTTCTAATCAATTGATTGGAGAAAAACTAGCACCAGCTGGCGCATATGCTGAAAACATTTATTATATCTATGCTAGAAAAAGTGCAGATAATACGCAAGTAATTTTTCAAATTGAGTTTAGAGATAACGACGCTGGTGATCCAACCTTTGACGAAGATGTCCAGCCGACACTTACTAGTACCGTAGCTCAAAATAGACCTTCCGGATCAAATGTTTCTGTAGCTACACCTACTGCTTCGCAGTCAGGATTATAACATACTAATTGCCTCTTAGACTAATTACTGTATTATCAGTAATGTCTAGGAGTGTCTATGGATGAAAGACTCGAAAAAGCGTTTCAAACAGCCAACTATATGGCTAGTTTGTCTAATTTAAGACGAGTAATTTTAGAAGAATTTAATCAAAGTTTAGTGTATTACACACAAGGTGCTACGTTCACAATACATCAAGAACTTATTTCTTTTGTTAAAGTACTAATTGATGTCGGTAACACTGAATCTATTATTTTAGATGATAATAATATTCCAGTTAATATAACAAATCTTCAAGAATTTCTTACAAAGATTTTAAATATATACGCCGAAGCAACTAACGATTATCTTTCAAAATATGCAGATTTAAAAATAAAAAGAAAGGTAGAGGCTTTAGTTGAGCTATGACCCGAGGCGTATTACTTTTTGCTCAAAATAATTCAGATATTGACTATAATAAATTAGCAGTATTTGCAGCCATTCGAGTTGAGCAATTTTTAAATGTACCTGTAAGTATTGTTACAGACAGTAAAGATTGGCTATTAAAAAGTCAGCCAACTGCTCAAGCATTGTTTGATAAAATTATTCCTATTAGTTCAGAAACAAATCAAACAAAACGATTCCATGACGGTACATTAGCTTCTAAGATTTTAACGTGGAAAAATCTTTCTAGAGCAGACTGCTTTGATCTATCTCCGTACGATGAAACACTGGTAATAGATATTGATTACATTATCTCAAGCAAAACTTTGTTAAACATATGGGATAATAAGTTTGATTTTTTAATTTACAAAGATAGTTTTGATATTGCTCAGTGGCGAGATGATCGCAGTTTTAGATATATTAATCAATTATCTGTTCCTTTTTATTGGGCCACTGCTTTTTATTTTAAAAAGACTTCTTATACAAAAGCATTTTTTCAAATTATAAAACAAATACAAAATAATTGGAGTTATTATAGAGCATTGTATAATATTGACTCTACAGCATTTAGAAATGATTTTGCATTTTCAATAGCTATCAATATGATGGGAAATGAGTTTGTTGGAAACTTACCCGGCAAAATGAACTATATCTTAGATAAGGATATTTTAGTTGATATTAAAGACACTTCATTAAAGTTTTTAGTAGAAAAGAAAAGCTACGCAGGCGAGTACATAGCAACAAAAACTTCAAACATTGATGTTCATGTTATGAACAAATATAGTTTAACTAGAATTGTAGATGGAGTTCTACAATGACAAAAGGGTACGTAGTTTTAGCACAAAACAGTGACATAAATTATATTAGGCAAGCGTATGCTCTTGCTTTAAGTATTAAGAAATTTCAACCAACTATTAATAATATTAGTTTAGTAACTAATGACGTTGTACCAGACGAATACAAACTAGTTTTTGATAAAATTATTTCAATTCCATTTGGTGATCATGCTGTTGATAGCCAGTGGAAAGTTGAAAACAGATGGAAACTATATCATGCCACACCGTACGACGAAACTATAGTTCTTGATGCCGACATGTTATTTTTAGAAAACATGGAGTCTTTATGGACATATGCAACCGGTCGAGATTTATTTTTTACATCAAAGGTTGTTGATTATAAACATCGAACAGTTGTTGATACAACATATAGAAAAACATTTATTGAAAATGAATTACCAAATCTATATTCAGGACTTTACTATTTTAAAAAGTCAGATAAGTCTTTAGAGTTTTTTAAAGTATTAGAGTTTATTACATATAACTGGCAAAAAATTTATTACGAGATTACACCAAAACATACTCAAAAATGGTATAGTATGGACGTTAGTGTTGCCATTGCCGCAAAGATTTTAGGTATAGATACTGAAATTACAAATGTCAACTCACCGTTTGTTTTTACTCACATGAAACCAGCTATACAAGGATGGGATCCTATACCAGAATCTTATCTTAGTCAAACATTAATAAATTTTAATAAAAAAAGTGAACTTTATTTTAACAACATTAGACAACATGGAATAATGCATTATGTTGAAGATAAGTTTCTTACTGACAGAATTATAGAGAATCTAAATGTATAATCCAGAAGAAGACATTATTCCTTATGAATTACTACAGGCAGCATTACAAATTAGTAATGTTCCTCCTTTATATAAAGTTTACTTTGATAAAGAAACTGGTAATATATTATCAATTACTAATGAAGAAAGTTTTGAATACACAAATTCTATCGAATTAGAATACGACCTAGTCAAAGATTTTTTTATAAAAAATAAATCTATTAATGATCATAAAGTTATTTTTATAGATCAAACTACACCGGCAATTGTGAATAAAAACACAGAAGATGTTGATATAATTATGATTGAAGAAGTAGAAGAAGTTACTCATTGGGATAACACTTTTACTATAGAAAATTATCCATTGTTAAAAAAATGGGGTTTTCAGTTACGACCAGACCAAAAAGAAATTTTTAAAAAATATAATTTAAACACACTAATTGAAATTTTTATAGTTAATCCTAATAACTTCAACATATTAATTAGATCAATAAAAGTTCAGTTATCAGATTTGCTTTATAATGATAAATTTTATGTAGAATTTAATTCAGATAATGAATTTAATAACAAAAAAATCTTTGTAAAAAAGTTTTTTTCAACAACAGGATATCAGGTATTGTATGACACAGAAATTTAAAATTTTAGATTACGATATTATATATCTCAGCTACGACGAACCAAACGCTGAAAAAAATTATGCTGATCTATTGGCAAAAGTACCTTGGGCTAAACGTGTCCACGGAGTCAAAGGCAGTGACGAAGCACATAAAGCCTGTGCTAGATTAAGCGAAACTGATCGATTTGTCACAGTAGATGGTGACAATATTATACGTGAAGATTTTTTAAATCAAGAATTAGACTTTGACGAACACAAAGATTTATCAAAATGTGTAATTTCATGGGCAGGGTATAACGTAGTTAACGGTCTAATGTATGGCAATGGTGGATTAAAATTATGGCCTAAACAGTATGTGCTAGATATGAAAACACATGAAAACGCACCCGCCGATGATCCTAATGCTCAAGTAGACTTTTGTTGGGATGCAGAGTATATTCAAATGAATAGTTGTTTTAGTGATGTTTACAATAATGCTACTCCGTTTCAAGCATGGCGTGCAGGCTTCCGTGAAGGTGTTAAGATGAGCTTAGATCGCGGAGTTAAAACAGCTAATAAAGAATTTAAAAAAGAAATCCATTGGAAAAATTTACAACGCTTGTTAATTTGGTTAAATGTTGGTAGAGATGCGCCAAACGGTGACTGGGCAATATTAGGAGCCCGAGAAGGCTGTTATATGACCAACTGTACTGATTGGGACTATGTTAATGTTCGAGACTTTGATTGGCTAGCAAGTCACTGGCAAGATAAAGGTCACGGCCCTGCAACTGAGTTGGATTATCGAATTAACTGGTTAGGAACAGAATTAAAAAATACACTTGATTTAGAAATTGCAAATCTTGATGCAGATGCTAGTAAATTTTTTAAAGAAGTACACATACAACAATATAGGACAGGATACGGATTCCTAGAAAAAGAATGAAAGACTTATTTTTTTATTATCGAAAAAAGACAACAAGCAATAGAGAATTAATAGAAACTATATCTGAAAAATTTCCACACGCAAAATTTAAATTAATTTCTGGCAGTATTTTTCAATTTATCAGCCAAGTTGCAAAAGAATCAAAAACTGATTTCTTCTGGGTTTTTGAGTTAGATACTATAGGTTGGGACACTTTAATATCATACAACGTTGAAACCTGGGATAAAGAATATCTACATATTTTTGAATCTAAATCTACCAAGGCTTATCTAGTACCACGTGATGTAAAGTTTGATAAAACTGCTAATGATTTTTTAGATAAGAAAGTTATTAAAACTGACGCAATTAAACCAACACCTTTTAATGTTTTCTTTATTTCTTATGATGAAAACAATGCATCAAAAAATTTAAGATATGTTAAAGAAAAGCGATCTGATGTAAAAGTAATATCAGATATTAAAGGAATTTTTAATGCACACTTAGAAGCAGCTAAACAATCAAATACAGACTTTTTCTGGGTAGTAGACGCAGATGCGACAGTAATAGACGCATTTGATTTTCATTATACAGTTCCAGAATGGGATTTTGATGTAGTGCATATTTGGAAAAGTGTAAATCCTATTAATCATCTAGAATACGGTCATGGTGGAGTTAAACTTATTCCAAAACACTTAATTTTAACTGCTGACGAAGACACCGCAGTTGACATTACTACTAGTATTGGTGCAAATATTAAAGTAATGGATGAGATATCAAACATTAACAACTTTGCAACTAGCCCATTTAACGCCTGGCGCGGCGCATTTAGAGAATGTGTTAAATTAGCATCGGGTGTTATTGATAGACAAGTGCAAACAGAAACAGACGAACGTCTTTCAGCTTGGACTTCAAAAGGCGGAAGTCGACCTTTAGGCGAATATGTAAAAGGTGGTGCAAGTGCAGGAGAGTGGTACGGAAAAACATACAAGGGCGATAAAAACGCCCTTGCTATGATTAATGATTACAACTGGTTAAAAGAACAATTTGAGGCGCACATCAAATTGTTTCCTCCAGAAATGTTTTTAGATCAAGAAGAAACTAAATCTGAAGTTAACGGAAATACTGAAGCTATTACAGAAGCACAAGCTCTTGCTACTTCTTGATGTTCTTTTTGTGTACCGTTGCCGCTACGTAGTTCAATAAAATGAATCCAGCTACGTAGCGTACCGTTCATATATAAACGACTTTCCATTAATCCTTCTGGTAATACAGCTCGGGCTTGTTCTTTAGCAATACCGTTAGCAACCGCCCAAGTATACGTATCTCGAACGTATTCAATTAAATCTATTTGACGTTCGTACCATTCACGCTCAATAGCAGTATGTTCTTCATTTAGACGATCAATTTCTATACTGTTTTGTCTATTTTTTGTGTCTTGTAACCTAGCTTCTCTTGTAACAAAGCTAAGGTCCTTTGTGGGGTCTGCGTATCGTTGACTAAACTCTTGAAAACTAAAACTACGATGGCGTAGAATCTGCCTTGCAATGTCCCTTGTTGTCGTAATCTCTAAACAAGCCGACACCATTTCTAATGGACTCCAGTGCTGGTGTTTAATAAGATAGCGAATAAGCTTTTCTGAAGTTTCGATATTAAGTTGATTACTCGGATTTGAAACTCTAGCACAGTAAGCAACAAGTTCTTGAGCGTCAGTAATTCCTAAGTTTGTAAATTCTTCTGTTGGCTGTGAATAGGATAAAAGTTTGACATTCATAATATTAATTCTGATCCTTGGTTAAAACCAATGTTACCTTTAACAAACGTATTGAATGCTAAACTTAGTCTTGTTTTGTTAGAAGTATTTGGTTTGACATAATGATAGAGCGTACTAGGAAAAATGACCAACGAACCATTTTCAACTGGTATGCTCCATTCTGTTGAGTTAAACATTGTAAACTCTTTAGGTATAAAATTCAACAGAAATGGCAATTGCATTTTGTTAAAAGTGATTAACGGTAAACTATCTTCGACATTGATATAATATACACCAGATAATATGCTATTACTATGATTATGGAGGAAGTGTTGTTGGTTAACATCGTTTGTGTTAATCCAACTATTTGTAATGTATATGTCTGTGTCGATTAATAAAAAAGACTTCCAGTACTCGGTTATTTTTTCTTCTATTAGTTTTTTAATACAACAAAGTTCTAAACTATCGAGTACATGAGTATTAACAGATGATTTATTTCCTAGTGTTTGTTCACATACTTCTAAGTTGTTTAGGAAAATTAATTCATCTTTAGATAACAGTCTAAGTTTTTCTTTGTAGACTGGTATAGGAAATAATGGATGAAGTTCACCGTTCATTACCTTAATTTTTTTCTTTTTAGAAATCTATTAGTGTCTTTAATCATGTCTTTTTTAATCTTAGTAGTATCTAACTTAAAATCAACATTTTCTATATCACTTTCGTAAGTAGCTAACATCTGTTTAAGATTAGACTCAAAAGATTCCCAATCGGCCTTAATTTGACTATTATTAATCTTTATTTCCCAGACTTTTTTGTTTTTAAAATTTACAGTAATAGATTCTAAATATTGTATAGGAACAACGTTCAGAGTTATATCGCCGAAAACTTCAGGCCAATGTTCTATGATTTCGTCGGGGAACTTCTTCCCCTTGGTCACGACGTTACAGCGGTTTTCTTCTTAGTAGGTACAAGTTCTTCTGCACGTCTACGCAAATCGGCAGCTTGTTTGGCTAGCTTATCTGCTTGACTACGATAATACTTGGCTTCTGACTCTGGTGTTTCAAACGTTTGATCTTGTTGATTAACAGAACTGCTAGTTGTACGACCTTCGTCTAGTTCTGGAGTTGTAGGCGGAACTTTCTGTACTTTAGCAATTTCTTGAACTTCGGCAGCTTCTTTAGGACTACCTCTCATGGCTAAATCTTGAACACTAACACCCTGTTGTTCTGCAATGGCTTGATTAAGGTCTGAGAGCAAAATAGTAGTTTGCATATTTGGAACTAATTCAACTTGATCTGTTGCAACCTTAGTTAATAGTCCTTTGACATGTAAACTAGGTAACATAGTGCTACCATCAGAAAACATTGAGCGAGCAAGAACTTCACTAAATTCATTAGCGTTCTGTGCCGCAGGCGATTCAACTAGACTAATTAGTTGGTCGTGATAATCTGGTTCTAAGCTTTCTGATTGTATAATAAGACAGTTAAAAGCATCGTTGGGTAGTGTTCTAAAAACAACCATGCAACGTCGACCTGTAGATTTAATTCTTCCTACATGTTTTAAATTAGTAGCCATAGCTTATTGTCCTTGTTTAGGTTGTTTAGAAACTGATTCTAAAAATGTAGCAAGTTTAGTGTAAGTTTGTCCTACTAGTATCATTTCGTTTGGTTTAAAAGAACCTCGTTGAGCAGCAATATCAATAATCATCTTCATTGCCGCTAAATCGTTAAGCGTTAACTCTGTAGATTCTTGAGTAGTTGCTGGTTGTTGCGTAGTTTCTTGTACTGTTTCTTCGGTCATATGATCTCCTTAAATGGATTAAGTATGCATATAGTTATCATTTAAGTTAAATCAGGACATGCAAGTTTGAAGAAACTTAATTCTTTTTCTTGTTCAAATCCGATTTTAGTAACAAAGACAATAGTGTTATCTATTAGATCAACGCCTTGTCCTATATAATATCTATGATTTAGATTATTATAAATCCATGTATCTATACGTTTAAGATAGCTAGGGGTAAATTTTGCAATATTAGTATAATGAAAATGATGTGCTGGGAAAGTAACTTTTCTAAGCCCCAGAGTATTAAGTTTGTTTACCTTGCCGTTTTTTAAAGCCATTATTTGTGACCTATAATCATATATCTAGTATAGGGATTTGTTTCAAAATTGAAATGTTTAGTACCTTCAAACAACATTGTTGAAAGCGGATACTTCTTTTTAAAATCTTCTAAATTTTTTGGACAGTTAATATGATCATCAATTTTTAGATCGTTGCCTTGTAGTACACATAGGTAACCTTCTGGAATATGATCAAACCATTCGTTGCTGCCAAAATGTTCTGTAGAAGTATTTACAATACAGTTAGTGCCGTCGTTAAAGTTGAGTTCATTAGCATCTTTAGGCATAGCTCTAAACTGCCATTCATGACTCCAGGTGTTATTAACAGTATTTGCCACAGAACACGCACTCGCATCTAAATCGTAACTACGACACCATTCTACTTGCTGTCGTCCACGAGTCTTAAGTATAAAATGAAAAAGCCCATACCAACCACCTAGCATACTAATACGCAAGATGTTGATATGGGCAGAAATACGTTCTAATTCTTCAGCGGCCCAAATCTTACTTTCAACTTGGCCCGCTGAAAATGCATCACTATCAATTTTTAAATTCATAGTATGCGTGAGCACCAAACGGAGGCACAATAGTATTGTTACCATGAATCACAAAGAAAGTGTCACAGTAGTTTTCGTCACCCCATGAACCGTATGGATAACCGTCGGTGAACATAATGAACTTTTTAGGACTAATATCATTCTCTTTCATGTAGTCCCAATTAGCCATAAACTCAGTACCACCACCGCCCATTACTTCATACTCCATAATGTCGGCACCGTAGCCGTCAAAGTCTTGTTCGTTATAAACTCTAGTATCAAAGCACCACAATTTAATCTTGTATTCTTTGTACTCGTCCATAATACCTTTGACTTCTGAAATAAAGTCTTTAGCTTGATCGTCTCCGATAGAACCTGACATATCAATAGCAACACAGATGTCAATAGTTTCATCAAAGTTAGTACCTGGAAGAATAGCGTTCATGTGCCAAGCCTTGCGGTTAGGACGCATAAAGGTATAATCGTTTTTAATAGTGCTTTGAATTTGCTGGCGCAGAATTTCACGCCAGTTCATCTTAGGCTCAGTGAGTTCACGGATCATACGTTGGATCTCGGCAGGAGTATTGCCTGCACCTGCCGCCTGAGCAGCCGCCATCATTTGTTCTTTGATTTCGTCACGAATCTGTTTGAGTTCTTCTTTGCTATACTGCGGACGATTACCTTTTCCGTCCTTTTCCCAGTCGATGTGTTCGTCAAGCAATTGACCCAATGCACTCAATTCTTGCTCATCCATGTCGTTGTAAATTTCGTCATAGATTTGTTCAGTGCTTTTACCGTAGTGTTTGGTATCGTGGAAGATTTTGATCTTAGGGGGAACTTCGCCAATCTTGTCACGTACAAGAGTACCGTTAACACTATAGTCTGCCGCGGCATTCCAAATACTACGATCACGACCTTCTACTCGGAGCATATGCTCAAAAACATTGTGTAGGATTTCGTGTGCTACAACAAACTCAACCTGTTTAACTGTAAGGTCTTGAAAGAAGTCTTTGCTATAATATAGATGACGTCCGTCTGTTGCGGCAGTAGCGCACCACTCGCTAGCTTCTACAATTTTAAGACGAGTAGCCATGTTACCAAAAAACGGATGACGAAGTAACAGTCCAACCCGGGCGATTACAATTTTATCTACAATAGGATCGAGATTGCTCATATTTTGCTCCTGTTTATATAGTATATATTATAACAGGGTCCGAAGACCCTGTCAAACGGCTTATTTGCCAAATTATTTCTTTTCAGTAGCAGCCGCAATATACTTGCCGTATTTGGCATGGAAGTCGTCGAAACACTTGATCTCGTCTGGATCCAAAGGCAACTGATATTGAGTCAATGCAAGTTTGGTACCCATAACAACTAACTCAGTTTCGAAGTTAGTCATCATAAACTCAAAGAAGCAATTAACTTGATCGTTCCAGTCTTTGGCATTCTTATCGCTAGCATCTTTGAGCTCATAGCATAACGACACAGTCAAAGAGTACATGGCACTAATTTCCTTAGTGTCCATTTTCTTAACCTTGCCCTTAAGAATGTCTGTAGGATTAGGAAGCTTAGAAGAAACTTTACGGTGAGCCATAAACTTAACAGCCAAACCCTCACCAACCGCACCCGAGATCAAATCGGTCAATGTATCTGTATCTTCTTCGTCATCAAACAACAACTCAGACACAAACGTCCAAGAACGAGGAGTAGCAAAGGCACGTGATGCACTCTTAGGATCAAAGTCGTATAAGTCCTTCTTAGAGAATGTTAAGAAGCCGACTACGTCTTTGTGAATACGATTGTCAACAGCCCAACCAAAGTAGTCGTCCCAGTCAACTTTCATTTCCAAGTGAACAAAACGGTTAGCCAACGGAGCAGGCATACGGTAAGTAACACCTTTGTCAGTTTCACGGTTACCAGCGGCAACGATGAGCACGTTGTCGGGCAAGCGATAAGTACCAACACGACGATTCAAAACTAGCTGATAAGCCGCTGCCTGTACGCTAGGAGCCGCAGAGTTCATTTCGTCCATAAACAAGATGATCTTGTCATGCTGAGCAGCCATTTCAGCATCGGGCAATTCAATAGGCGGAGCCCAGTTCATGCGGTTAGCGTTACTATCAAAATACGGAATACCTTTAATATCAGTAGGTTCCCATAGTGACAGGCGAATGTCAATTACGTGAGCATTGAGTTCTTCACCCATTTGCTTAACGATATCGGATTTACCGATACCTGGAGGACCCCAAAGGAACAAAGGACGATTGGCTTTAAAAGCACGGCGCAAAGATTTTTTAGCTGCCTTAGGGCCAACGGTACGTGAACTAATTTCGCTCATATAATCTCCTGTAAAACAAGCGGTTGAATTAACTATCTATGTGTCTATTATAGTGTCATTAGTCGTCGCTGTCAACAGTATTTTCTTCTATTTTGTCATTTTGGCTATCCTGCTTATTCATAGCCTTAATTAGTCCATATTTACGAATGTCGTCAGAAAACAACATTAGCTCAAAACTCTTGCGTTCAGAGAATACAGTAATACTTTGGTTTGTTAAGTAGTATGGACTGTCCATGCTTCTATCAAAAAATATGATAGTTTGAGGACTCAAATCGATTGGCTCAGTAAACGGAATTTCGTAGCATTGTAGTTCCAGTTCTTTTTGCAAGAACTCAAATCCGTCGTCACTTAGTCTCAATCCGCCTATGTCTTTTGAGCGATGACTTTGCCACCATTTGAATAGGTGTAACTTTACATTAGCAGGATCAGTTGAGCGGTCTTTTTGTTGTAGAAATATTTTGGTATAAGTCTCTTTTGAAATCATTTAATAATTTCACCGCTGGTAAGTTTAACTACCTGGAAGTCAGAACAGTTAAACATTTGGTTGAGTTTTTTGGCTAGATTATGAGCATGGCCAGGATTAGAAAAACTGACCTTTTTATATTTTGGTCCGGGATAGCTAGTAACTGCACTAGAAGATTTTAGATTGAAAGGTTCGTTCTTATAGAACACTGCCCAGATAGCGTCAGCTTCTAGAATTTGTTCACATTTATAATTTTTCTTATTAATGTGCTCTAACAGTACTTTTGGCTTGGGTCTGCTCATATGC